GTTTTCCGTGATATGTTCTCGGAGGGCAAGACCTACTATTCCCGCCTTGAGCGACACACCGTCGAGGGTGATAAGATCAAAATCACGCAGCGGGCTTTTAAGTCCAGTTCGCGCGATGCTCTCGGCAAGGAAATCGCCCTGACGGAAGTGCCGCAGTGGAAAGACCTCAAGCCCGTGGTCTATGTCAACAATGTGGATGGACAGCTTTTTGGCTGGTTCCGCGTGGCCTCGGCAAATACCGTTGACCCGATCTCCCCTATGGGCGTGGCCGTGTTTGCTAAGAGCATGGACACCATCAAGGAAGCTGACACACAGTACAGCCGTTTGCTGTGGGAGTTCGAGGGCGGCGAAATGGCCGTTGACGTTGACCCGATGGCGCTGCGGCCCATTGATGGCGTTATGCGTAACGGCGCAAAGGCTATGGAAACCCCTAAACTGAATGAGCGCCTGTTCCGTGCGGTCGATCTGGGCAGCGATGATACCTACCATGTATTTGCCCCGCAGTTGCGTGACAGCTCTCTTGTGGCCGGTCTGAATCAAATCCTGATGAAGATTGAAGATCAGTCCGGCCTCGCTCGTGGCACCCTCTCCGATGCCAACACAGAGGCCCGCACGGCCACTGAGTTGACTATCCTGCGCAATCGCACCTATACCACCATCGCCGACAACCAGCAAGCCCTTGAGCGGGCGTTGCGTGAAGTCGTACGGGCGATGGATAAGTATGCTGACCTGTATAACCTCGCCCCTGCCGGTGAATATGAGGTGTCGTTCGATTGGGATGATTCCGTTATCGCCGATACCGAAACCCAGTTGCAGCAGCGGCTCCTCCTGCTCAATAACGGCATGATGAGCAAAATTGAGATGCGTATGTGGTTCTTTGGTGAAACCCACGCACAGGCCGAAAAAGCCTTGCAGGAAGTCCGGCAGGAAAAAGTCAGCGAAATGCAGGCCGCTATGGCTATCCAGCAGCCCAACCCCGACCAGAGTGATGTCACTGTTCCCCCGGATGATGGCGGCGGTGCCGATCAGGATGGGAGCAACCCGGCTACACTGTTCGGGAGTGGCCTCGGCGAGGAGTGATGACCCGTGCTGACCCAGAAAGAGCTTGATGCCGCCGTTCGCAAAATGATTGCGAATCTGGATGAAGTCAATCTGTATTTCATCCAGAAAATAGCGACCCAGATAAAGAAAATCGGCGAGATGAACCCCACCAGTATACACCGCTATACGATCATGCTGGAAATTGGTGCAGACATTGCTGATATTTCCGGCAAACTCCAAGCCGCAACCCGGCTGACACAGCAGCAGATGGCCGTTGTGTACAACACCGCCTTGCAGGATAACTTTACTGACCCGCGATTCAAAGCCGCGCTGGCGGCGCATCCGCTGCCCCGTGAGGAGAATCAGCGACTTGTACAGTACACGCGCAACATCGCCGCGCAGACCTCCGGGGCGCTGCAAAACCTGTCCAACACTACGGCCATATCCGTGCCCTATCAACAGGCCATAGATAAGGCCATTTTGAGCGTGTCCACCGGCATGACCGACTACAAATCGGCTATGCGGCAGACCATAAAAGACATAGGCTGGGCAGGAATGCAGGTGCAGTACGCAAGCGGCTATCACCGTCGCCTTGATACCGCCGCCCGCCAGAATATCATTGACGGGGCGTGTCAAATCGCCCAGCACAGCGCCGATGAAATCGGCAAGGCGCTGGGCTATGATGCTGTGGAGCTGTCCGCGCATCTCAACAGTGCCCCCGACCATGAGCCGGTGCAGGGTCATGTTTTCCTGCTGGCTGAATACGCCAAGATGCAGGCGGGCATGGCCTGTGTGGATGTGAACGGTCATCACTTTGCAGGATTCAAGCGTCCTATCGGCGAGTGGAACTGCGGGCACTTTGCCGCGCCGTTCAGCACCGAATACTCGGTGCGCAAATATTCCGACCACCAACTGGCGGCATGGATAACGTCAAACCATGCGGGCGTGACTATCGGCAGCAAAGAGGGTCTGACCCTCTATCAGTGTTCGCAGATGATGCGGAAAATCGAAACCGATACCCGCCGCTGGAAAGATGTTGCTATTGCGGCACGGGCCGCTGATGACGATGACCTGCGCCGTGAGGCACAGCAGCACATCAACGCTCTAAGTACCCGCTATAATCTCATTGCCAAGCAATCCGGGCTGTCACAGCGCCGTGACCGCATGGCAGTGGATGGCTTTAGGGCCATAAAGGTAAGCGCCTGAAACGGCGCTTTTTCTGTGTTATCACGCCGTTTTGGCTGATAAATAAATACCCGGCATTGCAGGGAAATAAATGCGATGGCGCGACATGCGCGGAGTGGCCGCGCGATTATAAGCTAAATCAATCGCGGCGAAAGGACAATCTTATGGAATTGCTCAAAAATCTGTTTTCTGAGGGCGAGGCACTGACCTACGACCAGTTGACCGAAAAGATCAGCGCGGCGGGCCTGAAACTCGCCAATATCGCGGACGGTTCCTACGTCAGCCGCGATAAGATGGATTCCAAGGTCAAAGGCTTGCAGGGTCAGATTTCCGACCTGCAGGGGCAGGTCAAGCAGCGTGACACCGACATGGCCGAATTGCAGACCAAGTTGACCGCTGCACAGACCGATGCTGACAAGCTGGCATCTGTTCAGTCTGACCTCGCGGCACTGCGTCAGCAGCGCGAGAATGACGGCAAGGAATGGGAGCGGAAAATCGCCGCGCAGGCGTATGAATTTGCCATCCGCGAAAAGGCGGGCGAGGTCAAGTTCAGCTCCAATGCCGCGAAAAAGCAGTTTATCGCGGATGCCATCGCCAAGCAGTTTAAGCAGGACGAGAACGGCAAGATGCAGGGTTACGATGAGTTTCTGACCCGGTACAAGGCCGACGACCCCGGCAGTTTTGTCGTTGACGAACCTGCCCCGGCCAAGAAAGGCCCGTCTATCACCGTTCCGGCAAAGCCCGATGGGGGCACACACAAAATGAGCTTGTCCGAGCAGATGGCGGCAGCAAATGCCGATCCCAACTTCGTGCCCGATTTCGACTAATCGAGCTACACCAACCGAACCCCTAAAAAATCAATAGGAGGCAAAACCACATGGCAATCTTTGATTCCAAAAACTTCAATGGTAACGTGTTCAAGCAGTATGTTGACCGCGTTCCCAACCTGA